TATTCCAAGAGGAGGGAGACGGCAGACTCAATGCGAATTGGACAGAGTGGCTAATGGGTTATCCTATTGGATGGACGAACCTCGAGGAGTCCCAAGAGTCACAGTCGAACAAAAAAACAGACCTCAAAGATTGAGGATGTTGGGAAATGCGATAGTTCCCCAAATAGCGATGCAAATAGGTTTAGCTTTAAAGGAGGATATGAAAAATGGATAAACCAATAGACGTAAAAAGAAGAGGTTATTTAAACTACTTCAAAGATGGAGTAACTGATGCTTTAGTTAATAATGTTGCAGATGATTATAAAAAATTCTCTGCTTACTATAAACAAGGTTACGAATTTGGTTTAGAACTATATGACGATTTGTATGGTAAAGATTGGGAAAGTAATTGAAGTTGCTTGACTTCCCAGGAATAATAATGCTAAAGAAGAAAGGCACGGAGCAATATCAGGAATTGCTTATGTTTGGTCGGAGAGTTTTGTCCTCCCCTTATCCTCTCCGACCACCTTAAAATCACCTTCAATAAAAGCAGACGGATGTTGTTTTCTAATCTCTGCGAGTCTTGCTACAATTTCTTCACGAGATAACTGATCTAGTTGATGAGTTGTTTCTCTTCGATCTATAGTTAAGCCTCCAAGTGCAGAGCGTATCTTCTCGGCATTGATCGCAGACGAAAATTGACCTTCTGCCTCTGCTCCTCGACTTAAATCATGAAGACGTTTGAGTTGACCCATAAGACTAACACCATATTTCTTTTCTCTAATCTCTCGGAGTTCTTTAAGATGTTCAGTTACCAAGGGGAAATCCCGACCATTCAACAAAAGACTTGCAGTTTTATATGCTTGTCCTTCAGAATAACCTGCCCGTCTTGCACATTCGGCATTGCTATAGATGCCTTCACAAACAAGTTTACAGAATTCTTTTTGTCTATTAGTAAGAAATTTTTCTTTAGCCATGAAAATATAATAGGGTTTTTCTCATATTATTTCAATTCAAAACGAATAAAAATGTTTGCGGCTTCAGTTTGTCCTACTCAAGTGTGCCAAGTGTGCCATACAAGTGTGCCATACTATTTAAAGCCCACAAACGATTACAGAAGAATTTGTACACTTGTACACTTGTACACCTATTTTGAAAAAAATAAAAATAAAATAAAAAATTATGAGAGAAACACTATATAAAAATTAAACTGCTTGACTTTTATAAGATAATTTAGGACAATTAATAAAAACTTAGGAGTATAAAATGGAAACTTTAGATAGAAGAGTAGACATGCCTATAGAAGAAGCGATTAACAGATTAGAAAGAGTTGTTTCTGATAATTGTGAAGACCTAAGAAAAATAGATGGAGGTTATGTTTATGCAGATGAACTTATGTCGGCCTGGAAAAAAGTTTTAAACGAAACAAACATTTAATGTTTAAAGCCATGCTACTGATATGCTCCTTGGTTCATGGATCGGGAGACGAGATGAAATGTTTTGAGCTTCATGATATGGAGGCTCCCAATGGATACACTACTGAAAAGGAGTGTATGGGTAGGATACATGAGATGGTGGATTTAACGAGGAGCATAGTGCCATTTCCGTATCAAGTAAAATATAAATGTTCAAAAACAATGGAGAGGACACACAATGAAATTAGAAACGAAGAAGTTGGTTAAACAAGCAACTGCAAAAAACAAGTACCCAAAATACGATACTCAATATATGAATTACAACGAAGCAGATTCTTATTACATAGAGGTTTACACGAATGTAAAAAGAGTTATTAAGTTAGAAGCCAGAACTGAAGAGGAAGCAATTAAGAAAGCCTTGAAGAGGGAAGAGCGAAGGAAGACTAGAAACTGTTATGAGTTTGTTGATTGTGATTATAATATAGTGGAGAAAAAAGAATATGAGGCTTATAGACAGAATAATAAAGAGGTTCGAGGAGGAAGCAGTTGAGTTTGCTTCCGTGGGTATGGATGAAGAAGCGAAAGATGCAAGAAGATTGGCTTCTAAATATACAGAAATGAAATACAATGGGCACACACACTCATTAAGAATGGAGATAAATGAAAAATGGAAGAAGTAGACAAGCGTTTAGAAAATTCAAAACTTTATCAAGAAATAAAAACACATTGTGCCCCTCGTTGTCCGAGATGCCAAGGTACTTTACAGACGATGAACGTACATGGACATGAACAATGTGTCTTGTGCCATAGTATCGTGGATGATTGTTGCCAAGGATCTCAATTAAAATGAGTGACAATGTAATTAAATTTCCATATAAAGTTAAGAGAACAGGTAAACCCGTACCTTTGGTATGTGAGATAGCTGCACAACAATTTGATCAAGTTATGATTGTAGGAACAAATACTAAAGATGGATATGTTCAGATGATTACAACTATGAAAGACCCAGCCGAGGTGCTTTGGCACCTCGAGTCTGCAAAGTTTGGTATAATGAATGGACTTGAAGAGGAGGAGAATGATGAGTAAGCAGAATGGAAAAAAAGATATACACTCTAAAGTTAGAGATAACGTCATCCCTTTTCCCAAACCATCCACACCTAGCCGTAGCAGTAGCAAAGAAGATGTGGGAAGTGGGGAGAGATACACAATCTATTTCGAACCAGATTGGGACGGATGGGGAGACGATTCAGAAGATAGCAAAACTTGAAGGTTGGAAAAGAAAAGAAAGAAATTTTCTTGATGGTTGGGGTGGTTATTGGGGACCTTACCTAACAACAGAAGAAGAAAGAGAATTACCAGATTGGGATTGGAGTGGAACTGATCATCCTGATGCAGTGAAACCCGAAGAGCCATACAAAGGAAAGAGAACGACAAGACAATCAGCGAGTTCATCATTACTCAACGACATATAAGGGGACAATATGCAATTCAAATACAAGACAAAGCCTTATGCTCATCAAGAGGAGGCTTTACAAAGAAGTCACGATAAGAAAAATTTTGCATACTTTATGGAAATGGGTTGTGGCAAATCAAAAGTTTTAATTGATAACATCTATTGGCTATGGCAACAGAAACTAATTGATACGGCAATCATAGTTGCACCCAAAGGTGTATATATGAATTGGAAAAACAATGAGATACCAATTCATTTACCCGATGACATGGATCCCGATATATATTTATGGAAAGCTAGTGCAACAAGAAACGAAAAGAAAAAATTAAGCGAAGGTGTAACCAAGCGAGATAAGTTTAGAATATTATTAATGAATGTAGAGTCATTCGTTACCAAAAAAGCACCCGTGTTCCTTGAATCGTTTACCCACAGAAGTGAATTTATGTTAGCGATTGATGAGTCAACAACAATCAAAAACATGAAAGCGAAACGTACAAAAGCAATAATGAAATTTGGGGGAACTGCCAAGTATAAAAGAATACTAACGGGTTCTCCGATAACACAATCGCCTTTGGATTTATATTCACAGTGTGCTTTTCTAAATTCAAAGCTTCTTGGATATGATAGCTATTGGTCTTTCCAAGGACGATTTGCCATAGTTAAACAACAGAGAATGGGCAATCATAGTTTCAATCAAGTTGTTGGCTATAAAAATTTGGAAGAACTAACACAGAAACTAAAACTGTTTGCTCACAGAACAACCAAGAAAGAAGCCTTGGACTTACCCGATAAAATTTATACAACACGGCAAGTTGATTTAACATCAACACAAATAGATCAATATATAAGTATGAAGAAAACATCTGTCATCTTTTTAGAAGAAGGAGACATGGTTACTGCACCCGAAGTTATGACAAGACTTCTTAGACTACAACAATTGCTTTGTGGATACCTTGTGAATGATGATGGAGAGACAGTAGAACTTGCCAACAACAGAATAAAAGTAATGATGGAAGTCATTGAAGAAATGGATGGCAAAGTAATTATATGGTCAAGGTTTCGTTACGACATAAAAAAGATTAAAAATGAATTAGCTAAAACCTATGGATCGGGTGCCGTGGTCACTTATTATGGCGACACTTCCCAGGAAGATAGAGACTCGGCAATACATAACTTTCAAACAAATCCAGAAACGAGGTTTTTTGTCAGTAATGCACAAACGGGGGGCCGTGGTATAACATTAACGGCTGCCTCAAACGTAATTTATTACTCCAATGATTTTAACCTGGAGTCAAGAAAACAATCAGAAGACAGATGTCATAGAATAGGTCAACACAAACCCGTGCTTTATGTTGATTTAGTGTGCCCCAATACAGTTGATGTACACATCGTTAAGTCCTTGGTACAAAAGGATAAAATAGCAACCAAAACATTAGGAGAGGAAGTATTAGAATGGTTAAAAGTATGAGATCAGAGAAACTAACGGGAACAGCTGGAGAACTTTTTACGGCTTTTGAACTATCATTGCTCGGTGTTCATTGTGATCTCGTTAAACAAGATGGGACAGATATCATAGCAACTAAAGGGCATGGTCTTCCTATGGCTTTAAGAATAGAAGTAAAAACATCTACACATACTAATGAAAGATATAAAAAAAATACAGCTGGAGTAGGTGTTGGAAAGCAGTATAGTTTTACAACGAGTAAAGGTAGTCCTAAACGAGCTTATACAAAAGAAGATTGTGATATAATAGCATTAGTTTGCTTACCCGAGAGAAAAATACAATTTCTTCCCGTAGGTATGTGCCGTGGTGTAACTAAAAAAATACATAAAGATGCATTCATCAATGATCCAGAGATTACGGCAAGATCATGGAGGTTTGCAGTTGAGAGATGTCTTTACGAAAGCAGTTTTGCCATACAACAATGTGAGGCAAATTTAGAGCCAAGTCATCCGTTAAAAGAAGCGATATAAAAATAAATAAGAAATTATTTGACATTATATTAAATCTTAGGCATAACAATTAAAAGGGAGAATCAAATGGATTCAGAAAAATGGAAATCAGTAGCAGTACCAATTAAAACTTGGAACATGCTTAAAGAATTGTCGCAAGACAATGATCGGTCAATAGGTGGTCAAATTTCTTTTCTTACAAAGCAAGAATATTTGTGGAAAAAGAGTCAGACAAATTCTATTGACAATATACAAGCTAGGGGTTAAAACCTTAGAACCAAATACCGAAGGGTATAAACTTTAATCAAGAAGGAGAGAAAGATGAGTGATGTGTTTTCACTGTTTGAAGAAGAAGCTGCCAACCCTCAAGCATTTGACAAGGTTGGAGAAGATAGTACTAAAAGATTATCTTCACTTATAAGGCAAACTGTTGACTTAGATAAACAAGTCAAAGATGCCGAAAAATACTTGAAAGACTTACAGTACAAGAAGCGAACTATTGATGAGGAGGACATACCTTCATTAATGGAAGAGCTTGGTGTACAAAGTCTGACAGTAGATGGTAACAAAGTCTCCGTAGAAAAATTTGTATCAGCAAGAATTCCTGAAGATAAGAAGGCAGAAGCATTTAACTTTCTGCGTTCTATTGGCGAGGCTGATATA